TCTTCTAGGGTATCTGGAGTATATGCTGTTCTACTATAGCCTTGTTTAACCAGACCGGTATCTACTGTTCCTCTTGCCATAATAGTATTTATGTGGTAATGATGTTAAGAAATGCTTTTTTTAAGTTTATCTTTAATATAATTAATTAAGATTTCTTTATCTGTTTCGTATGATACGTCTGTATCTGCACTAGCACAAGGTGATTCTTCTTTATCATCTTCATGATCAGGTGATAGTAAAACTTCTTCTTGTTCTGGTTCTTGATCGTCTGCTGATGCCTGAGGCTCATCTTTATGCATATCTTTTGGTAAAGTAAGTCCTGCAAGTTTAAGTACATCTGCTAAATCTTGCATTGTATCACCACTTGCTTCTATACTTACTGAACCTTTGTCAGTATTTTTATGTTGTTTAAATTCTACTGAACTTTCTACTTCGGGCTCTGCACTAACAATACCGTATGCATCACTCATTGCTTCTTCTATAGGTTGATCTGTATTTACTTCGCTTGAATTAATCATCTGCTTATAATATTTTGGCATGAGCCTACGTGCCGCTTCGGCGTTACCTGTTTCTCTCCAAGCTCTCCAAAATGCTTCTGCCCATAGGACACCGGATTTTCTTTCGATATACTTACGCATATCCTGAGCTTTATCTTCTTCTTCAGGCGAATAATTATATTCTTGTAAAATATTATTTATTTTCATTATCTACTTCTAGAGCCGTGTTGTGCAATATCAGAGACTTGTTTTGTGCTTTCTGCACCTCTACCCATATTAGGTTGTCCTGTAAGTGCGTCATACATAGGTCTTAAATTATCACCCATTAGTTCATCCTTGCTAGGATAGTTACGGAAATAGTCTGCGCCTTTTTCGTCTTTAATTTTTTGTAATTCTTTTAAGAATGCTTCGTTAAATTCTTCGCCAAATCCAAAATCTTTAGCATCTATTCCATCTTGTTGAGCTTCATAGTGTTCCATGTTCTCATCATTTAGTAATGCATCTTCTTCACTAACTTGTCTATCTTCATCGTTTGCAAGTCTTTCTGCTTGAATGTCTGCTTCTACACGTCTCGGTTCTTTTACACCGTAACATAGTACTCTTTCGTGATCCATACCTAAATTTACTGCTAACCATACTTCTAAAATTCTTTCGTTAACAGGGTATTTTAATACAATGTCTGTGCTACATACTTCTGATGTAAAGTTGGCATTTTTTGCTCTTTGAAACTCTACTGGATTCTCTTGAATCGGAGCCCTTTTAAATGGAGTTGCACTAACAAAATTGTATTTTGCTAAACATTTTTCTATCATATCCATTTGATCTGCACTACAGTCGTGTGCAAGTTTGACTCTATAAGCATATTCTTTTTTAAATGATTCTGCTATATAATTTTTTAATTCCATACTTAAACTCCGTTGATATACTTATTTATCATTTTACATAAAATCACTAAACAAAAAACAATGGTTATAAATAAAGGTATGGAAAATATAAAAGTAAGAGAACCACAACTGCCTGTAGAAGGCGAATACACACTTTGCAATAAAGGTGAAGTTGCTGTATATAGAAATGGGGAATGGGTAAGACCTAATAAATGAAAACTTTCATTTTAAGTCTGGGAGTTCAGCGATCAGGCACAACTTGGCTTAGAGGATTTTTAAATAATCTACCTAATACAGACATGGGATTTAAAAAGGAATACCATTATTGGGATTCAGATAAGGAATTTTTTAATAATAAGGAATATATAACTTATTTTGATAGTTTAATTAAAGATGATATTTATAGAACCGGGGACATCACACCAAGGTACTCTTTATTAGATATTAATAAACTTAAAGAAGCAAAGGACTGTATAGAAGGTGCAGGATTTGATCTTAAAATTGTTTTCACAATGAGAGACCCTGTACAAAGAGTATATAGTCGTGCTAAAAAGATGTCTACAAATGACCCTGAAGGCTGGATGTGGTCTAATAAGAATATATTAGAATACAGGCAAGATTACAAAGGCATTTTAAATAATATAGATAATGTATTTAATAAAGAAAATGTATATATAAGTCTTTACGAAAGTTTTTTTACAGAGAAAAACATAAGAAAATTTTGTAATTTTATAGATTGTGAATTCCGGCATGAAGATTTGTTAAGGGTTCCCAGCCATACCACTATAAAAAGACCCTTATCTTTAGATACTAAAGAATATTTTTTGCAAGAGTATAAGAAGACCTATGAATACTGTGGAGAAAGATTCCCGGAAACTAAATTACTCTGGGGATGAGTCTTTAGTATTAATAATTTTTAACAATTCATTTCTATCAAAAACAGTTGCTTGAACTGACTCTGCTTCAGTACCTTTATTATCAAATTTATCTATTCTTGCTTTTTTAAGCATCAAATCTATTTGTTGTAGTTTTGCCTTTGTTTTAGCATCACTGGCATCTAAGGCTATTTTTAACATATTACTTGCTTCTGCAAATACTTTACCAGCCGCCATGTCGCTGACGTTCATACCTAGATTCATAAGTTGTTCATAACTATCGATAGCCTTTTTGGCTATATCATTCATTTCTACTTCGTGACTTTCTAACCCTTTTACTTCTTTAAAGGCTAAATTTATCTTTTCACTAATACTTAATGCACCTTGAACTTCCTCTATGACCTCCTGCGTTTCTTCTACAGTAGGTAAAGTTTCCTTTTCAGTAACTTCTTCGATAGGAGGTAAATTGAATTCTTCTTCAAGTTTCTTAGTCATATTAGTATTTATTTAACTCTAGGTTTAGAAATGCGTTTTTTCGCCTTACGAGGTTTTTTGTTTGAGAAGATCTGATCTTCGTTGATTACTTTAAAACGTATGCCTTTGCGTTTACACCATTCTTGTGCCGCTGTCCACTTAGCGGCGTTTATAATAGTTTGTATTTTTTGTCCTTGTGATCTTGCACTTTCCATTGTTGTTTGATTACGAGGTTTTATTTCTATTAATTCTACGTGTTGCTTACCATCTTTATCTGTATATTGAACCATAAAGTCTGGAACATAATTACTATAATGACCTGTTGTAGGATTTCTATAAGGTATCTTAACGTTTTCACTGGCCCACTTAGTAATGTTAGGATGATTATCACACATTCTCATAAATGCTAATTCCCAACTACTTCTATATGTAGGATTCCTTCCGCCTACAAGTTTACCTGTATTAACGACTTCGTACTTTCCTGTTGCGAATTTGCCCATGTTAGGCCTTAATTAATTTTGCGACTTTGCTTCTTGAGTTTGCTATAGAATTTTTTATATCAACTTTATTGCCTGCAGGGCGAACAGCATTCATGGCATCAAAAGCATCTATACTTAATTTTAATGTATCTGCATTCATATCAAAATAAGCAGTTGGATCTATATTTTGTACCTTAGATATTTGTATGAGTACTTGTGCCATAGCATTTGCATTAGAAGGTTTAAATCCTATTGATATAAGTTTTGTTTTTATAACATCAAGTTTTACCGGGTCTATAGCAACTTCTTTTACTTTAGCCAATTCTGCTAATATCTCTGAGCTGGCTTCTGGCAATGGAAAATTTACAGACGCATTGTCTAAATATGCTTCTAATTTACCTGCAGTAAATCTATAATTGATTTCACTTCCAAATGTTTCGTAAAGAGATGTACTCATTAATCACCTCCTCTTGTTACAGCATCTACTATTCCACTAACTACTGCATCACCTAAATCATTTTTAACTTTGTCTTCCCAGTCTCCATATGTGGGCTTTATAGCAACTGCCGATGTTAATGCATCTCCTACAAAACCTCCTACTGTTTCTCCCAAGTTTTCATCTAACCAATCACCAATTGGATCTTTCGCTTTTTCAAGTGGTTGGAAAGTTCTTGGTCTAGTTCCTATTCCTGGTACACTATTTCCTGATTTGTTACCAAGGAATGCAAAATCTGTTTCTTCCTCTAATGATAAAGGTTTAAGATTTTCAGCACCTGGTATAGCAAAGTCGCCAATGTCTTCAAATCTATCTAAATCTACTTCCCCTAAATCAAAATTAACAATATCGAATACAGTAAAACTTTCATATTCAAATTGTATTGTAAATTCCATAAAATCACTAGATGAATAATCTATAGACTTAGGAGCAAATGCTTTTATCATAGGCTTAGTTATACTATACTGTACGCCTTTTCCTCCAGCATATAGTATATAATCAATACGTTCGAAAAAGTTTTGATCTAATTGTAAATTTAAACCTGCTTCATTACTGTTAAAAATTCCGCCTGCTCCAGCACCAGCATCACCGTATAACTCTTCGTTCATCGGTGTATTGAAATTTACATCTCTGTCCCCAAAAGAATTTTTATTTCTAGGGTCCATATGTAAATATGCAAAATACTTCATTAAAATAGTTAGCCATTCATTGTTTACAGTATCAAAGACAGTCATTTCAACAGGTTGGTATTCAACTCCTGTTGTGACATTCCTTTTCTTATTAAAATTATTTTTTTGTGTAATTTTAAAATCGACGGCAGGAAGTTGAGCAGTTCTTAATAAACTGCTCATACTCGTTTTGAATGTTAGATTCTCGTTACCTAATAACTGTAATACATTTCTATTGAATATGAAATTTACATATCCCTGGAACTGCTGTCTAGGTGGATTAACTTCAGGTCTAAACCTATAGTTATTCCTAAAGTCTCTAGCATAAAAATTGTCTACTGTATTTTTACCAGTAAAACGTGTATATTTCACTAGAGTACTCCGTTATAATTATACGCCAACGCCGGTATTATCTGCTAGTGTATTGTCATCAGGGAACGGATTACCCGCTTCAACTCTTCCATTAACATCATTGTCGCCTTGGAAGTGTGTAGCATTATCATAACGTATCATCATAGTAATTGTGACTTGCTCGTTAGAACTATAGTCAGTATCACTGTAATCTGATTGTGTTAAGAAACACCCTTCTAGGAACCAAACTTCACTAGCACCTGCATTTACACCGTCTAATACTTCAATTTGCATATCGAATTTATAGTCGGAGCCTGCGGCTGGTGTTGTTTGTTGAAAATGGTTAAGTTGTCTTTGTACCTGAGCACCTACTAACTTTGCAACCTTGTTCTGTATATCATCCCTTACCGTTACACTAATTGGGTCCCAAGTATGCTTGCCTTGTAAATAAGATCTTGAGTTGTAACTATCAATAATTACTTCTTCATAATTTATTTTAGGTCTCACAACACTTTGAACATTTTGTGTTAAAGATACTGTATTTGTCGCCCCACCAAAGTTGTTTAGAAAACTTACACGGAATCTATACTTTAATTTAGGCATTAAAATGCCAGAAGTACCGGTTCCTGTAGGTACACCAAACTTACTTTTAGTCTCTGTTGTTGCTGATGATGTTGCCATTTTTTACTCCATTTGTTCTTTATGAACTAATTATACGAATATTTATCATCTTAGGGTGTTTTTTATTAACTCTAGTTTTAATTCTGTCATAAAAAAGGGCAGTAAAAACCGCCCTTTTAATTGTTAAGTTGTTAAACTTATGCTGTTGAGCCCAATGTATTTTGAATTCTAATTGGAATGTAAATAAATTCAACTGCTTTAACAGGCTGTATTGCTACATCTATATACAATTGATTATTATCTATTCTAGCCGCTGTATTATTTGTAGTATCACAAACTGTGATAAAGTCAAATAAACCTCTTTGTGCAACTAATTGTCCAAGGAATCTATCTACTACTGTTTTAGCATTTGCTCTTGTTACTTCGTCATTTGGTTCAAACAAGAATGGTTTAACAATATCGTCTAACCTTTCTCTTATGTAAACAACTAAACGTGCAACATTAACTCTGTCTAAAGCACTTGCTGTTGGGTTAAGAGTTTTTTGTCCAAATACTGCAATTCCTCTTCCTGGGAAATTCCCAATTGGATTAACTTTATTGCTGTAAAGACTATCTCTTTGTCCTTCGCTTAAACTTACTGCTTCAAATTCACTTGAAGTTGAGTCTAAATAACCAACACTAGTTACATTATTTACAAGACCTCTTTGGAATCCTGCTGGAGCAAACCATGGGAAAGCCACTTGGTCATTAAATGCAATAGTTCTTAAAGTCATATAACTTGCTGGAACCATAACGTTCGTGCCGTCTAAGTTTGTTGCTAAACCGTGTGGGTAGTATACAGCCGCATATGGTGATGAACTAACTAGTCCGTCTTCTCCATTTACATCTGCAACACCTGTATTGTTTGCCCATGCACTTGTACTTGTAGAGTCAGCCGCTAATCTTAGTGGTGCATCACCAACTACGAATGCAGTATTTTTTCTATCAGTACTTAAAGTAATCATCTCATCTAAAAGTTCTGTATAACCAGGACATGCAATTAGATTAAATCTATTTGTTTCGTTTCTGATTTCTGAACTTGCTGTAATGGCACTTTGTAGAGCTGTAACAACAACTTGTCTCTGAGCTTTACGCATCAAGTAAGGTGAACCATCGTTCTTATTACCTGAATGATCTTTCCATAAACCGTTTGTTGCATCATACTTGCTTACATTACCAACTGAAGCCATCTTGTTCCATGCTAACATACCACTTGGGTATAATGCCGCATTAGGAAGCCCGTTTGCTGTACTTAATAAACTTGCATCACTGCTTGATCTAAAGTCTGCAAACAAAATTCCGTCTTCAGTAACTTGGTCTGTATTATCTACTAATACCCAAGCACTTGCTGATGATCTTTTGTATATAACAGGGAAGTTTTCTAAGTCACTGCTGTCAATCCATATGTCATTAGTTGCTAATGAAGTTGAACCATCACTTTGTAATGTTGGAGCACTTGCGGCAAACTGTACATCACCTGTATAAGTTGCCCATGTTCCAGCATTTTGATATAACATATCAATGTTTGTATTAGAAACA